ACAAGAGCAGCAAAAGAAACTAGTCTATCCACATTGACTCCATCTGCATATTCTCTCATTTCTTTGATTAACATAGGATCAGGAATCCTCTCTATACCATAGGTAGTTCTAACTACTGTACCATCTGGTTTTAATTCTTGATCTAATTCTTCTTTAGTAAATTCTATGGCATAACTAAGAAGATGTGCTTTAAAAAGAGTACCTGTATTTTTCCAACCATATTCTTGATACACATTATTATTAGAACCTAAATCTTTTAAAAACATAATCTGTCCTTTTGGTACAAGATATTTTTGTTTACGTCTTGCAATCATGTGTTGAATAAAATAAGATATGTTATTTTCTACAAGTGCCCATGCATTATACCATTCAATAATAAGTTCTAGTTGTTTATGTGTTTGATTTATATCATCATATCTACCACACCAAGCAGCCACTATCTTACCTTGTTCTATGTAAGTCTCTACTTCAGTACCCGTAACTTTTTGCACTCTTATTGGAGCTTTCATTATGTAGATTGAACATAATGATTCTGATGTTGTAGTTTTACCTTCACCTACGGGGTCAATAGATGCATAATATGTTTTACCAAACTCAGGATTTGGAATTGGTCTTTCCCATACAACAATACATCCTGTTTTATCTTCAGTCTTTTTGTTTATTGGAAATTGCATTATTGGACTTTTATTACTTTTAGTAACTACAGGCCTTCCCTCTATATCAGTTGATATATCTAAATATTCATATGCATAGTCTTTTTCTTCAATTCTTCTTTCTTGTGCTGCAAGTAAATGAGGAGGAAATACAGATACTGTTCTGTATGCAAATGCTTCTTTTATATTTCTAGGATGCTGAGATATACGAAGCTGGTAGTCTTCTGGAGATAACTCATCTTTCCATTGTTTAAACTGTTTTTCTAATGCTTCTATTGCTTCTTCTACTAATGAATTACCATAATGATCTATGTAAGGAGGCATAGACCATTGTTCAGGAATAAATAAACCTGACATACCTGTAGTACCTTTATCATCTATTAAATCTGTTTGTACAGCATATATATCTTTAGACAAAGGATTTAATATCATATCCTTTAAAGGATTACACTGAGATAAATCTCCTACAGATCCTGCAGCAATAAACATCCCTGTAGTAATTAAACCAGATCTCATTGCCGGTCTCATGTACTCATATGTCTGATCCATCTTAGGAGCAATTCCTGCCTCCTCATGGAAGAAGTATTTAACTGGACCCCCTACACCATTTGTTGGATCTTTCTCAAATGACATACCTTGTATAGTACCTTTAAGACCAACTTCATTCTTTCTATCTCCTTTTCTTACCTCAATCTTTTGCTGCCACATCATTACTTTATCCGGTGACATAGGTCTATACCATGCTGTATGTTCATTTAAGAATGCAGCATATTCTTGTAAGAACTTCCAGGATCCTTTCTCATTAATGTAGTCTTTAAGACTTGCACCCATTTTTAAAGTAACCCCTGCCTCAAACCATTGCTGATTTATAAACTTACCCATGTGGTAGTAAGAAGATGCAATCTGACGTTTTTTTAATATAGCTGCATGTTTATAGTTAAGTTCTGCAAGAAGTTCATAGAGTGCCAAATGATACTGTGCATCTCTGATTTTAGCAAAACCAAAGTTCTGTTCTTCCTTATCAAAAATTGGTAGAAAGTTTAACCACATGTAGTACTCTCTACAAACAAACCAGGTTAAATCACCATCTTTAACTATAATACCTTTTCTACATTTAGTCTTTTGGTCATCCCAATAACTTATGTAGTCTTTTGATTTAAAGGGAGCTGTACAATATACTCTATCTTTTTTAAATTTTGTTGACTCAGATATGAAAACCTTATTGGTAGTTTCATTAAATTTATATTCTCCTGGTTCTTTAAATACTCCAAAGATAAACTTAGTGAAGTCCTCTCTGGAATCAAAACTTGTAATTGTCCAGTTTCCATTTTCATAGGTTGGTATATCTTGATAAATTTCACTCATTACATGTCATATGCTAGTCCTTGTCCACCTCTTACTTTACTTTGTTGTTCCTCTTGAAGATCTTTATAGGCTCCTTTGAAAGACTGTCTAATTGCATCATAGTTTTTAGCTGCAGCAATCAAAGAGTTAAAGTTACCATCTCTACCTGTAGTAATCTGACTAGTTTCCATATATCTTCCTAATCTATCTAGCATAGATGCAATACCTTTGTATGCTCTGGATGTAGGTGTTTCATACATTCTTTCACAGAATCTAAGTGCTGCAAAAATTGTGTCATCTTCAGTAGAGAAATCCCCGTCAATTTGTTCTAGAATCAATGATTCCTTATCTATGTCTGGTGTAAAGAAAAAGGGATTTAAATCCGGATTTGGACAACACATATAGAATAGATAAAGATATATCTTAAGATGTTCTTCTGGATATTCATCCATCACATCTTTCAGAGCCTTCAGTGTGTAGCAATGTTCAGTAGGAATAACTACTCCGTTCTGTACATCAAACAATTTTGTAAAACTCATTTCTTTTTAATTTTATTTCTGTTATCACTAAGGTAGTGAATAATTGCCAATACCTCATCTACTAAATAAGGTATTGAAATTGGTGTAACTTCTTTTACAATAGGTTCTCTATTTTCATCTAACTTACTTATAGGATATCCCCAATTATCTTCTTTTTCTACTTCAAATGTAATATGATGAACAAATATTCTTCCTGGTTTTAATTTTGGATTATGCTTCAGTATAATATACATATAAATACTAAGTTGTAATGCATAATGATAAAAATGACAATCATCTAGTGAGTCTACAGGAAATCCCATTTTTTCAGATTTACCTTCCCAATCTACGTATGATTGCATATCTATTTTTTTATTAGTCTTATAGTCAATGATATTTACTTTACCATTGACTACTTCAACTAAATCTGATTGACCACAGATACCGGCTGATCTTAAATAGACCATATGTTCTGGATACACGCCTGGTTCTAGTTTTTGATTAGGTGCTACTTTAATACCTTCTTTAACTTCAGAAGGTTTAAATACAGGTACAGTAACACCTTCTCTTTCCATAGATGCTAATGAACATAAGTCAACTTCTCTTTGATTATGATACCATGTTCCAAGAGTAGTTGATCTGTCACCCTCATTAGTCCAAATCTGTTGTATTAATACAGGATCAATACCAAACCATTTTGAGTTCTTATTCTTAGTAACTTTCTCTGCAATTTTCTTTGCATTAAATGGTTTTTTAAAATGGGAAACAAGTGTTGTTACACTTATCCAATCAATGTTACTGTCATCAATACTTCTGTAACTATGATCATCTGCATTAAATACAATCATATTATTAATCTTTAAGGTTATCTAATGCATCTTCTTCTTCTACTGTAGCAATGGCATCCCATTTACCAACTGGACAAGAAGAAGCAAGAGATCTAGTTTTAAAATTAAGTGAACATCCACATTCATTACAACATGGAGCAGTACCTTTTACAGCACATTTTTTTCCTTTATGTTCACATTCATCACAAATAGAATATCTAAGTCTTGCTATTTCTTCTACTGTTTCATCTCTAATTATACTATTAGTTATTCCTTCAACTATCTGTTTCCGGTTCTGCCAAATTATCTTGAGAGTATTTTTCATTTTTAAATGTTTTACGTTTTAATAATTCTTCTTCAATTTGCACATGAATTTTTTTTAAAAGTTCTAATTTTTCTTCTACATTCTTTTTATTATGATAAGCACCAAAAGTAGATGTATCATGATTATTTAAAACTTTTTCATAATGAGGTATTGCCTTCTTTACCTTTTGTATTTTAATAACAAAGTGACCTAAACCATCTACATTAATTCTTAAGTCACTGATACTACTCATTTTTTTTCTTAATGTTTTATAGTAGCTTTCTACTAAAGTTTCTACTAAATCTTCAGAAACATCAAACTCTTCTGTTACTTCTTTATATAAACTATTAGCTTTCTTGGGTTTCATTACCTAAAAATTTATAGTCTAATAAAATAGTTCCTTCTGTTTGAATTTTTAAATCTGGATTTAACATAACCAACTTTTTGTTAGTTGGGTCTTTAACCACAAGTCCAGTTTTCTCAGCTTTATTTACACTATTTCTAACTGTTTGTGGAGTTTTAAATATCCATTCTTCTTCTGAAGATGCATCAAGACAAAAATTACTTAGTTCAATTGGTTGATTAAAACTTAATAATGTAAGACAGTCTAGATCAGACTCACTCATTGTTATACGATTAATATAACAATGAGTTAAAATCTGAAATTTTACAACATCCCATTTGGGCATTCTTACCCTCTTTTGTACTTGATTTACAAGTGCCATTAACCTCTTCTTAGTTTCTTACCTGCAGTTGGTGCTTTTACTGTAGGTTTTGGTTCTGATACAGAGTCTTCTCTAGATGCATATTCTCTTTCTAGTTCTTCTTCAGAATCTGGAAGATTTGCAGCCATCATGTTGGCATACTGAAACTGCATAGTTGCTCTTTGATATCTAGCTTGTTCTACTTCAGTAAGTAATTTTTCATACTTAGCTTGTGCTTCAAGATAAGGAAGAGATTTCTCATAAAATTCTTTCATTTCATCTCTTCTTGCTTCTAATTGTTCAGGAGTTAAATCCTCAGTCATTTGTTGGTTTTCCATTTTATATATTTTAAAAGTTTAGACAAATATACAATAAAAGTTTAAACTGGAAATATTTAAAATAAAAAATCCAGGCATACAAAGTACCTGGATTACAGTAGTTAGTATATCTTTATCTATTCTTAATAGTAAAGTTCAGAATAGTAAATAAATAAAACTCTCTTGAGATATCTATTTCTAGTGAGAATATATCTAAACTGGATACTCTCAATCTTATCATCAACTTATCCCACTGCTTTTTTGATGTATTCCAGTTGTTTCTTAGTTTCATATCACAAGCTTAATAACATATCAATTAACTCTTGCTGCGGGAACATGTCTACTTTACCTCTTAATACATTTGTATGAGAATACATTCCTGGAGTTTTATTTGCTCTATCAAGATCTAATACATCAAATCCATCAGCTCCTTTAGCTTTAATATATTCTACTAAACCTACTCTAGGATCAATATCATATCTTTCAGCTACAAATAGTATCCATTGTTTTAATGTAGTTATTTGAGCATCTGAGTATTTGTGCCAGAACTGAAAACCACGAAATGGTTTAGCCAACTTAACTATTTGATTAGGATCTGCTGGTGTACCAACATAAGTCTTTCCATTAACTATCTGACCCATACAACATACTTCAATACCTACAGAGTTTCTATGCATTACAGAGTTACCTGTACCTGTATGCCACCCATATCCTCCTTCTGGAAAACATTGGATTAATTCACCGTCATACTTGGTATTACCATTTCTTACAGATTGACCACCTAATATATATTCAGTAGCTACATTACCTCTGTCATCTCTTGCCCACATATCAGCAACTTGATATGGATCTTCCCATCCTGCTGTGTGGTGTAAGAATATCCATTGTTTCTTTACAGGACCAGGGAAGTAAGTTCCTACTGGCATGTAATGTTTCTTAATCTCTAATGCTTTTTCTACTTCTAGATTCTCAGCATTGTCAGTATTAAGAATACCCATGTGAGCCCAAGTCTTAGGACCAACTACTCCATCAGGTATTAAACCATTTTTCTTTTGGTAAGACTTTACTGCTGATTCTGTTTTTGGACCAAAGATTCCGTCAGCTGTAAGTTTTAAAAATTCTTGAAGAGTGACCACTGATGGCCCCTTACTTCCTTTTTTTAAAACATCCATTATTTCTTACGGTTAAATTTTTTACTCATCATATGAGCAACCCATTTACCAACTCTTTTAAGTATAGGTTTTTGAGCTTCTACTTTAACTGTAGTACCTTCATCAGTTTTAGTTACTTCAACATCAAGTTTTCTTGAGTCAAGTACAAACTTCTTTTCTTCTTCATTAGAAGTAAGAACCACATCTGTTTTAGGTGTGTCAATTACTACTTCTAAATTCTTGTCTTTTTTCTTAACACTTACTCTGGTTTTCTTTACCTTAACTTCAGCATTAATTTCCACTGGGGCTTTTACTTTCTTTGCCATTTTTCTTTTTTTTAGTTATTACTGTTTCTAAATCCTTGTAATCTTCTACTGTTAATTGGGATAAAGTAGCTGCTACTGTTCCTGCAGTTACTAAATAACCAGCCACTGTAACTACTGCTGCTGGTAATGTTATTGGAGCTGCTATTACTACTCCTGCTGCTGCACCTACTGCAATAGCAATCTTCTGTACATTCTTCCAGAACTTAGGAGTTGGAGCATTCCATCTTTTTTTTATATTAGTCATGTCTACTATTTACTATGAATAATTTTACTGCATCTGATAATTCACTAACATTCTTTGCTAAGTTTTTAATTTCAAGTTGTGTTAGTTCTTGCAGTGCTTGATATTTTATTTGATTCTCTTGTTGTACTAGTTCTATTTTGCCTTTTAGTTTTCCTAATTCTTCTGTATTTTTTCTTACATCAGAGTGTATCATTTTTAAAAAGTATCCAAATATAGCAAAAATTGAACTAGCTATAAAAATGATTATTGTAATTACCCAGCTTTCCATGTTTTTTAAAATTATAAATATATATTATAATATACAAAAAATAAATGAAACTACAATAGGTTACTAAGTATTTTTACTTAGCAAATGTGGTAAAGAATACATCAAATGTAGATTTTTCCTCTATTGTTAAGTCATCATAATAAACTTCTTGAGATTCAGAAGATAACTTAACAAATCTTTTTATTGGGTCATCCCCTACATAAATATGAATCCATGGTTCAGATGTTTTTAATTTTACTAAATCCATGAAAGAATTATATGAAGCTAACTGTTCATTATTTAATGAGCTTATATCATAAAAAATTCTATCTCCTGTTTCAAAGTTTTCTGAAACAATTTGACTAATATCATTTAAAATATCTATTTTTTTATTTTCCATTATACTAAAATATTTCCTTGGTTATCATGAATGTTTACTATTAATTGAGTAACATTAGCATTTACTGGTGTTGTTGCTCCTTCAAATATATTATTTGAATAATACATATTAACTGCAACAGAACCTTTTAAACAATTTGCTGATGAATTTGCTACTTTTAAATGAGAATTAAATACTTTAGATGTACCTCCATAATTATTTCCAACATTAAATGCATGACCACTTGAGTTATTCCATAAGCAAATTACTTGAGAATTTACAACTATTGCAGCTATTGATGAAGGCATTGTAGCGGCACTACCTGAAACTAAATAACAATTATAAAATTCTGGTTGGTTAAAATTACCTGTTCCTACTCCACTTGTATTTGTATAACAATAACAGTTATATAAAGCAGAACCAACACTACAAAAACCTGATTCAGATATTAAAGTGCTATCTGTACATAATGTATCTTGTGCTACTCTATATGTTCTTGAATATAGATAACAATTAGCAGCTGTACCTTGTCTAAAACTTTGATTAGGTGCAACAGCACTTACTGCAACACCTGTATCTGACATAATTCTTGAGTTACTAATCCTACTAGCAATAGCAACCCCTGTACCAGAATTGACACTAACATAGCAATTATCAGCAGAACTACTTACGTCTATATTCATTCCATTTCCTGTTCCTGTATTTATTGCAGTACAATTATTAAACACTCCACCTCCCGTTCCCCCTACTGCAGATAATACATATCCAGATCCGTTTGCTTGAGCAAACAAGCCATCTAAAGTAAAAAATGTATAACCATCATTATAAACTAAAGTAGTAGCACCAGTAGAGCTTGTAAATGTGTAATAAGCATATACATTTCTGCAATACAAATAACAAGATGTATAAGATGCTGTTCCAGATGAAAAGTAAAATATATATGATCCTGTCGGAGTTGTATTTGTTCTTGCTATCTTTAAATTATAAAGATAAATAGTAGAGGAGTTTCCAATTTGGAAGCAATTTCCAGATACATTTGTATAAGTATAAGTATGACCATTACCATTTATACTAACTCCATTTTTTAAAATAACTGTAACATTAGCTGTTTCAGTAACATCAGCAAATAATTCAATAGTTTGTCCTGCTGTAGCTGCTGCCATAGCAAGAGTAAGAGTAGTATAAAAAGTGTAATTACCTGATGTATCAGAAATACCCCAAACTCCTGAAGCACTTTTATTGACTGTAATCTGTGTACTCATTTTTAATATGTTTTATTTATCTACTTACTTCTTCCCAATCTAATGAAACATATGCTCCTAAAGTTCCTCCTGTAGCATCAATAGCCATTTCAATAACCAATTCAAGAGGTGTACTTGTAAAAGTATTTCTTTCAAGCTGAGTAGCAAACAATGCTTCTTTTAATATATTGATACTTGGAGAACCTTGATTGGATGAATTTACATATCCTTGCGCTAATACTCTACCACCTGTAGCAGATGTTCCTGTAAGGTTATATTCTACAGATGAATCTGCTCCTGCTGATAACCAAGATCCTCCTGATATTATAGCAGATTGCACAACCCTCCATGCGTAATTTTTACCGTTACCTAATCCTAATAAAGATATTGCTGTAGTTATAACTATAGCATCTAATGTAGTAGTTTTAAGTCTAATTCCTAGCATTGGATAATACGTTCCTGCTACAGCAAATGTCATAGGAGCAGTAATAGGTGTTCCAATAGCTTGTTGTGCTCCTCTTAGTTCATATCCACCTTCAGATATTGCACTAGAACAAACTTGCTTTAATGTGCTGGCAGTTGCTGTTACTCCTGTATTAGTTATTTCATATCTAAGTGGTAATGAAGCTGTAGTAATATAAGTAGATGTAATTAAGTTAGCATGATTAAATCTATGGCATACAATGAAGTTACCATCTATAATAAAACCTACTCTTACAGTTCCTTCTCCTAACCACTCAATATCCATAAATAAAATCTGAGCCTTAGTAATATCTAAAGTTATTCCTGATGGACCATTACCATCTAATGGATCAGCATTCCAAGAAGCTTGATTAACTACTGATTCTGTAACAACACCTGTGACTAAACTTCTTTCTACAAAACTTAAAGTATTATCACTAAGTTGTACATAAATACCATTATCAGTACCAAAGTAACCTACTCTCTGTCTTAGATTATTCTGAGCAGGAGCCATTACAAATGTGTTCATTACAAGTAATGACTTACCTGGTTGATATGACATTACTTTAAATGTTTCTCTTAGTACTTGTGAACCACTTGTTGTATCTACATTTAGATTTACTAACCCTTCATTTGCACTAAACACAGCTGCTCCTCCACTTGCTGTAGATGTAGCCCATAAACCATTATCTCTGTATCTATGAGAAGAGTCAAATAATGTTAATGGTTGTGCTACTCTTAACCTACCAAATGCATCTGCAAGCATTGGATCATTAGCCAATACTGATTGATTAGATATGCTGGAAGTAGATATTATAGTAGCCATTAAGTAAGAGTAATAATGATTAACTCAGCTCCAGAATTAGTAAGAGTATTATATGTTATTGCTGTTAAGGTATTATTAATAGCACCTGCATCAAAGTTTAATGTTTCTCCAGGTTTAAGATTTATACCCCCAACTATGGCATTAGCAGTTCCAACACTAGCAAACGATGCTGAGTAAATATTAGGACCTACTGTACCATTGCTTCCAGATGGTCTAAGAAAA